GTGACCAGACAAACCCATAGCGCTCTCGACGGGCGCGAACACGCTCAGCAATTCCGCCAAGCACCTTGCGCTCCATCGGCGTGTCGTGGACGCACTCCATGAGCGGAGAGATGGGCCACTCGGCTATAGCATCATCTACCAGCCCGCCGAGCCCGTCTTGTCCCAGCATGCGAGCGCGCACTGGCATGCGGCTCCTGACGTAGTCTTTGAGTTCTTCAGTGGACATGGCACTTGCCTCCAGCGCATGTACCCGAAAGGGTCATCTTCGGGCGGTTCTTGGCGCACGGACAGGTTGCCGGACACGGGCACGGGAACCGAAGCAGCCTGTCTCCAGACCACACCATGCCAGTGCCGCCGCACTCGCCGCAGCACTTCTGCGGAGCGGGGGCTGGCGTCGGCGCGCCATGCGGATGGGCGAACGCGAACCACACGGCGACGGTCGCAACGGACAGCTTCACCCAAGCACCTCCTTCGCGCCCCAGTCCTTGAGCTTGCGACGAGGGAAGCCGTCGACATTGCTGACGGCCCACGTTCCGTTGTGGGCGATGATGCGCTGCGCCACATCCTGCGTGACCCAGAACGACCCCTCTGGCTGGCCGTGAACCTTAGGGCCGGTTATCCACGAGTAGCCCCAGCTATTCTGGATGCAGAAGCGGCAGTCGCCGGGACGAGTATCGTCAACCGCGATCCACGCCATCGCGTGGCCCCACGACCCAGAAGGCACGGCCACGCCCTCGTCCGAGCGAACATGCTTGAAGCCAACGCTCGAGCACGCCAGCACGCCATACCCATTCGCCAGCGCATCACGCGCCTGCTGCCACGACTGAATCAAGCTGATCGTGCCGACGCGGTGCTTCGCCGCAGCCGCAGTGACGTTCTCCGGCACGCCACGACCGCCCCACCTGATGCCGATGTTCGCGCTGTACTTCGTCAGGTCGACGCCTAGATCGTCGTACTTCTTCCGCAGCATGCAGCCGCCGGTACGATGCGCCCACCGCACGATCTCCGAACACACTGCGCCCTGCCCGGAGTGGCCTCGCGCGCCGTACAGCGGCTCGGTGGCCGTGCGGTCCACCCAGTCCTCTGTCGTATGCAGGTCGGGGTCGTTCGCCCTCGCAAGGTCGACGGCATTGCGAACTGCATGGGACACGCAGTCGCCTGTGGTCTGCGCCTCGTCGTAAGGCTTCCTGCCGGTCGCCTCCTCGAACGCCACGACCGCTTTGAACGGGAGGCTGAGCTTGCCAGCGCCCGAGCTGTGCAGGGTGTTGCCGAAGAACGGCATCGGCAGGCTGGCGACAAGACGGGCCGTGTCCTCCGGGTCACAGATGGAACCCGCGAAGCCCTCTTCGTAGAGCCGGACAATCTCTTCTGGGGAGTACGTTTCGCTCATGACTCCCCGCCTACCTCACGGCAGCGAACGCCTTCGACGCCGCAGCCCGACTCTCTGTAGTCAGCGGCACATCGGTGTCGCCAATCGCCTTGAGCAGATAGGCGTCCAGGCGGTCGCCAAGACCTGCGTACTTGCCTGCCAGCCCGGTGTTGGCAAACGCCGTCGCCAGAGCCTGCCGGTGCCGGTTGCAAAGCTCGAACGTAGTCTTGCAGAGCGGAGTAGCCTGCAACCCATCACGAACTACGATGTCTGCCATCGCAGCGTAGAAGTCGCGAATCAGTGAGGCATCGGCAGGAGTCACGCCAGCCAGAATCCCAGACGGATCGACCGCCGGAGCAACGGCCGGTCGACCGGCTCGCTCCAAGTAGACAACGCCGCAGGCCAGCGACACGGCCAGCCCGGCGGCGATCACGGCTTTGCGCACGATGCCCATGCTATCGCCCCTTCTTCGCAGGCTCCCGCTCTGCCACCAGCGCCGCAATCAGCGACCTCGATGCCGACGCAACCGCAGGCTCGCCAGCCACCTCCGCGTCGGAGGCCAGCCCAAACAGGCGATTCACCCAGTCGGCCCTCGTCTTGGCAGACAGGCCCGACGGGATCGCCGCTGCCGGAATGTACGGCCACGCAAAGGCAACGCCAGCCGATCCAATCGCGACAAGGGCCAGGACCGCAATCGTCATTCGTCAATCTCCGAGAAGGAGATTGCCGTCACCAGCGTGACGATGTACTGGAAAAGCTCCTGGCCCTGCGAGCTAAGCAGCACGGCCTCCAGCCGCTCCAGCAACTCATCGTCGATTGGGGTCTGGGTTTTGGTAGCGACAAACCGCATGAGTTTGAGCGCCCCGTCGACCCTCTCTTTCGCCGTGCTGGCGGCGGAAATCTCGGACAGCAGCGACAATGCTGGCGCCCACTCGACCAGTTGCTTTACCTTTTGCGCGACGGTTGCCATGCTGCCTCGCCTCCTGCCGACGGACCCAGTCCACCAACAGATTTATGTCCCGCTCCGGGCGACACAGAGACAGCAGCTTCTGCCGCACTAGGTGAGGGTCGCGGCCCAAATCCAGGCAGGTCTGGGCGAATGAGAAGTCGCCTCCCGTTCCCTCGAACACCCACCTGTACGCGGCCACCTGCCTCCGGAGGATTTCCCACTCCTTCCGGTTCGACGGACACATCTGCGCCACCCCCAATCGGCGGTGCCGGGCGCACAACTCCCGCAGGTGATAGTGCGTTCTAACGAGAACCTCTGCACAAAACCTCCTCCAGCCAGCTTCGCACTCCTCGATGATGTTCTCGTCGTCGTAGTCCATTACGGCGACGGCGATCATTATTGTCTCGGTGCCTCGTAAAAGCCGGACCTAAGGGTTCCCTCGTTGAGTTCCGGCCAGACCTCAAGAGAGTGGATCGCCGCCATGACGTTCCACGCAGCGTGTCCAAGATGATCCTCAGCGCGGTCGCCTCCGAGAAACAGGTACAGGTGGCGGATCGCGTGGTTCAGCATGTCGTTCGCAGGCATGCCCTTCTCCCAGTTGTAGTCGCCGTACTTGGCCGCACCTTCGGCGCACGCCGCCGCCACAGCCGCCAGTCCGATCGGGGTAATCAGGTCGTAGCGCGTTGCCTCCGCATCGCTCGACCGCACAGCGCCACTCGAATACTTCACGGCTTTTTCCTCAGTGAACTTAATCATCACTCCAACTCCTTGTAGCGGTTCAGGAACAACATCTTTGCTTGGTGCCAACGCAGCGCACTGACAGGTCCGCTCATCGGCTGTACGTCAATCCCCCAGTCGTGGTCGCATGGGATGAGGTCGCGCTTCTCTGCCATGAGCGCGCGGTTGTCTGCCAGCTTCACCTCGTCGGGGATGGGCCAGCAGAGATAGAAGGCTTTGGCGATCTCCTGCTGCACGTGCTGCTCAAGCTCCTTGTACTCCGGCAGCATCGCCTTCAGGGGCCGGGCAACATCCCCCAGATACGCCTCGCTTGCGTCGTGCAGCAAGCCCCACATCGCATGCTCGGGGCGCACGAGACGGCTCACCATGACGCTGTGCTGCGCCACCGAATACGGCACCTTGCTATGGCCGGTGAAGCGATTGACGATCGAAAGGGAGTGGGCTATGTCGTCGATCGACACATCGCTTGCCGCGAACTGCCGAAGGTCGATCATCCTCCCGGAGAACGTCTGCATTGTGGTGGCGTTCATTCCTGCCCTCCAGTCACAAGCCCTTCGGCTGGGCGAAGCTCCCTACTGGGAACGAAATACGCCTCGCCGTAGTTGCCGTAGTTGGCCTTGTACTTTGCTGACTTGGCGTCCGTGCCGAGCATCCAGCCGTGAACCCGGAACTCGCTCGGCCCTCCCGTCACCAGCACGAACACATCCGAGTCGCGGTCGCCCTCCCTCACGATGAGGTCGTAGCCGTGACGCGAGCGCGTGCGTATCTGAATGCTCTCGCCTATGTCGCCGCCAGCCTTGAAGGTGTTCACGCTGCCGTTCCAGTAGCGGTTGGTGGCCTTCGCGAATGCACACTCGCCAAGCGCACCCAGAATGTGAATGCTCCACTCGTCGTTGATCGGGAGCCTGTTCTGGCATCCCTTGCGCAGCGCCTCGACATTGCGAGACACGCCGACGAGGGCGGCCCGGCTCACCTCGAACCACTCCAGCGCTACGTTCATGCTTCCTCCATCCGCCGGTATCCCAGCGCCCACAGGATGCGACTTAGCTCCGTCCC